AGTTCCCATCGAGGATTTAGTAGGGGGTCAAAGGGGTTTTGAGTGCCCTGACTAATAAACTACTAGATAAGCTAACCTGATCTGTAAGTCCTCAGTCTACTATACTACATTAAAAAACATGGCCACTAAACGATCATCACTATTTGAAAAAGATAAGCTGATACGAACTACAGTTCAGCTTAGAACCTCTCAGCATAAGGCACTGGAAAGTCTTAGCGGACCAGGGAAATCTATATCCCACTTGGTTAGAACTGCTATTGATACTTATTTAGAACCTATCTATGAACAGGCTCATGAAGATGAGAAGATGGATAAGTTCCTTAGTGAACTTGAAGAGGCTGAAAGTAGAATGGAAAAACTAAATGAAAGAGCAATATCAATAGAAGATATTTTTGACGATTTAAAACCTACTGTTAAATAGATGGATATTCATTATGACAAAAGAACAAAGAAGAGCCACCAAAGACTATTTCCAGGCACTAGCTAATTTGTCTGACAGATACTTGTTTGAAAATATGACAAACAAAGAATATGCAGAACAAAGAAATGCTATTGAAACTGCTTACCTAAAAACAATCTATAACAAGTAAAGATGAAAAGAATAACTTGGGTTGAGTGCCCAGGCTGTAAGATGTACAGCGATCAAAAGGTAATTCGTTCTGAGCGAAATTCAAAATTTATAACAATTCGTAGAAGGCTTTGCTATGAGTGTGGACACAAATGGTTTACGATCCAGTATCCAGAAATGATAGTGCCCGACATACAGGCTCGTTATGCTTCTCGTGAGTGACGTTTTGTTATTTTTCTATATTTCCAATGGAGATGAAGTTGCTCTAACCACCATCTAACTTTGTAGATTCCTGTAGTTTTTCTTGTTGGTGCTT